CGCTGGTGGCTGTCATGGTTTCCGGCGTCAGCACTTCGTCCTCTCGCATCTGCTTGTAAAGCATTTTCAATGTCAACGGGAAAGCCTGCCCCTGATCGTTACACAGCCTGGCTACTGCCCTATAGGCAACCTGTGGCATCAGATAATAAAAGTCAGCGTCCATATATCCAATCATGTCTTTAGGGGTGGCGCTGCCGCCCTCTCCCGGCGCTAACGTCAGATCGCGCACCGCTGCGCCTTTGCTGACCAGTAGTTCCCCGATATTGGCAAGAAAGATTTTGCTGGGCCGATCTTCTTTCATATCCTCCGACTGCCTGCGGCTGTTGTCAGTAACGACCTGCCAGGCATGGGTGCTCATTTTGATACAATCGTCGGTCGTGATCGCCCCTACATCCCGTAGATAGCGCAGCATGCTGTCATATCCCAGCATCATGTGGGCGATGGCTTCCGCCGTGCGTCCGTGTTGACCCTTTGTTTTCTCAATGGCGATGGCACGGTTTCTTAAAAAGTCTTCGTGTAGCAGGGTGGGCATTTCGTCTATTTGTTTCAGAAGCCACAAGATATAGCCCCTCATGCTTTTTTGCAGGTATCCCATGCGTGCCACCTCCTGCATCGAAGTCAGGGCTTCCGTGGCTGGCACGTCGTCGCGGCTCACGTTCACCACATAGAAGCGCGCCATACCGCTTTCGCCTACGCCCGGCGTGTCTTCGCCGCTGATGATCGCCACGCCACGCGGTGGCATGCTCTCCTGCAAAGTCAAATCACTTTTCATTCGTCCTCGTTCTGCGCCGTCGCCAAAGGCACGGGCAAGGCTCTGCGCGGTGGCCTCCATCTTCTTCCGTTCCTGCAAGCTGGTCACGGGGTGGTAGTCGTCCACCACGATGGGCGCGTCTTTCAACAGAAAAGCCTTTTTTCGGATGAAGTTTGCTGTATCGTTGAAGGAAGCGGGCAGGCTTTTGCCTGTAAAGTTACCAAAGTGTGAAAGCGCAAGAGCCGCCGCCGTACTCTTTCGGCTGCCCGTTCCGCCCAGCAGGAATAGGGCATAGGCCGGGGCGATGCCCGTTTCACTCAAAAACTCACGCAACGGCGCAAGAAAGATTGTGCCAAGTAGCGGTATACATACATGTTCTGCGATAACGTTGCTCATGTCCAGCGTCATCAAAGCGCCATCCAGAAAACTGATGGATTTGAAGCGTTCGTCACCATTTCCATCAAGCCGGTACATGTCAAGTCCGCTGCCCAGCGATACCGTCACGCCCTCCGCGCCCACGGCTCCGCCCTCGTACAGATACGCCCACTTTCCGCCGATCTTGCGCCATCCGGTGTGCGTGTATTGCGTGATGCGCTCGCAGGTTTCCCGGCCCACCTCGCTGATCGCGTAGCGCAGCCGGTCCTTCACAGTGTTGCCGGGCGCGATGTTGGCGCGAAAGTCCCAGTTTTTTGTGACCCATCCCATGCTGTCAAACTGATCTGTTTTGACGTTCACGCGGGGCAGGGGAGCGCCGTCCATCGTCCAGCCGTCAAGGATGGTTTCCTGTGATATGTTCACGCCGTCGTCGCGCGTTACCACCGCACGGGGAAGCACCACGAAGTTGGCCAGAGGCTTGGGGCCGTCCTGCGTCTCCTGGCAGATGCGCCCGTTGTCCACGCAGTAGCCATATACTCGATTGTAATACTCGGCAGCAGAATCTCGTTGCGCCAGGGCATCCCCGGTGAAGGGTTCGGCATCTTCCATAGCTCGCTTGAGAGCAGCATCGCCAGCTTTGCGGCCCAGCAGCTTGTACATATCCGTGATGTCGCCTTTGGGCGGCAGCTCGCTGCATACCTTCGCAAGCTCCACCATGCGCACGCTCTTGGCCAGCTTGTAGGTACTTTGCGCCACCTGCTTGGCATGGTTGCGGCCCACGTCGTCATTGTCGGGGATGATGTACAGGTCTGCGCCGGTCAGACTGTTGCTGTAATCGCCCGCCAGCCACTTACCTGCGCCCATGGGATTGGTCGTGGCCGTGTAACCCATCAGCTCCATGTTGTCGCAGTCTTTTTCGCCCTCGACAACAAAGACCGGTTTTCCTGCCTTGATCGCTGCCAGCACCTGCGGCAGCTTGTACAGCACAAGCCGCGCGCCTTCCTTCGTGTATTTGTAGCCGTCTGGCCTGCTGGGGTCTGGCTGGCGCAGGCTGAACGTTTTGCTGCCGTCCTCGCGCTGATAGCGGCAGGCTTCAAACAGCACTTTGCCGCTTTCATCTGTGTAGCTGTATGCGCAGACGAATTTGCCGCGAGGCTTCTTGCCTCCGCCTTTCTTGGCGGGCGGATCGGACGCAGGCTGCGGCACTTTTCCCACCGATGCGCTGGCCTCGCGGAAAAGGTCGCGCATTTTAAGCCCCATGGCCGTGACCACGGCCTCTGTGTCACAGCCCGCCTGGCATTTCAGTACAATGCCTTTTTCACCGTCCCGCACGCAAAGGCTGGCGGTTTTGTCGTCATGTGCCGGGCACCGGCACATATACTCACCGCTGCCGTTCGGCCCCGCCTCAACATGAAGGCGGGACAGGAAATCGCGGATATCCATGCGCCCGCCTCCTTTATCTTGGCTTTGTTTGTGACTTCATGCGCGCTTCGATGGCTGCGCGCACTTCTTCCATGTTGAATAGAAATGCCTTCCCGGTTTTGTCGCAGGGAATCCATCCCTCCCGAACGGCCCTTCGGATAGCCGAAACGCTTAGCCCGGTTTCGTTGCTCACGGTCGTGATGTTCACACCTTCCGGCCTTGCCAGAAGCGTTGCCACGGTGTCGATGTCCACTACTGTGCGCGTCCCCAGCATCATGTATGGGATTTCGCCGCTTTTCACGGCCCGGCGTAGCCTTGCTTCGCTGATATTTAACGATTCGGCTGCTTCCCGAATGGTCGCAAATTTCAAGGCCAGCCCTCCTTCTTAGATTTCAACCACAGCTTTGTCGATGGCAGTAATGGTTTCTTCCATCACGCGGCGCAGCTCAACGGCCTTGTTGCGGATGGCTTCGGCGGCAGGCAGCTCGTCAGCGCTGATGCGCCCGTCACGGGCGACGGCAGCAAATCGCAGGGCGATTTGCTGTGCGCTCTCGAAGGCCACAGCCCACCCAAGTGCGGCACGGGCCAGCTCGCTGCTCTCTGCGCTTCCGAAGTCCGGCAGCAGCGGGCAGCAGGCGCGGATGTGCGCCCCCTTTAAGTCAGGGTCGCCGTATGCCTCCACCATCTTCTGTACCACGTCGCACGGGGGAATGGTTCGGCCTGTTTCATAGTCTCCCAACGCCTCCGCGCTTACAAAGATTTCGCAGGCAGTTCTCTCCCGGCTGGCGTAAAGCGGATCACGCTGCGCCGCCTGCATCCGGGCACGGTAGTAAATGTTATCGGATTTCATTCGCGTCCCTCCCAATCCTCACAACAAGTCGACTTGCCGTCCAAGTTGCGCAGGCAGTCGCCATACTTACGGCAGTTGTCGCAGCTGATGCGTCTCTGCTGGGCTTCATGGCGCGGCATGATCTGCACCGTGCAGCCGTCATCGCGCACCACACCCACAAGGCCAGGCACGCGGTGGATGGTTACATAGCGCGGGGCGATATAATTGCCCTTGATGGCGTCGCGCACGGCAGCGGAGCACACGTCGGCGGTCAGGCCGCTGTGGGCCTCGTGGTCGCCCTCATCATAGAGGGCGTAAAAGTACACGTTGAGCAGTTCGGTGGTCATGCTGTCGCCTCCTCAATGTAGCCCGCCGCCTCCTCGATGCTGTCCATGGCGCTTTCAAGGTTGGAGATGGCCGTCTCGGCTTTTTCGCCGCGCTCACTCATCTGGATGCCTTCGGGCATGTTGTCGTAATACTCTTGTTCCTCATCCTTCAAGGTTTCCAGCTCATCGCGCAGGGTGTTGAGTTGTTCAAGGATCTCTTGCAGGCTCTTGCGTCGGGGGTTGTTCATGTTGGAGCCTCTCTTTCTGCCTTTATTGGCTGATGAAAGAACAATGCCTTTCAATCCCTTTCGATTCGCTTGGAGATTTGATAATCTTAGCGTATTGGTATAATACAATGAAAATATTGTAATGTCAATAGAAAATAACAAGAATACGAGAAAAGAGGAATAATAAACAAAGATAATTGACATCATGTTAAGATAAAACAAATAAAGAAAGGAATGATAAAGTGTTACCAGTAGGAGATAGATTACGTTACTTGCGTACTAGAATGGACATCAACCAAGC